TTGATTGTCAAATCTTTTATATACTTCTTCATCAGATGCATAATCAAGATTCCAGCCACCCTCATCTTCATAAACAATCTTTTTTGATAATAGAAAATCTTCCCTATCTTTTGATTGCTCTGGTTTGATAACATGGCTATCACATCCAAATATAATTTTTATGTTATTTTTATTGGACAAGTCTAAGATTTTTGAATTTAATGCTATCTGCAACGGGGTACTATGATTTTGTACTTCAAGGAAAAAATTATTGCCAAAATATTCAGATATTTGCATTACCAAATCTTCTGAATCTTCATATTTCCAAATTCCACCAACACATGCAGTTGTAACCCACACATCTTTTTGTGGCAGAGAGAACAAAAGAGGCAAGTCAATTCTTGCCTTATAATAATAACCTGTGATGTTTGCTTCTGAAATTATATCATTTATTGCTTGGCGACCATTTTCATTTTTTGCTAAAAGAATAAGATGCGCATTTGTTTTATCTTTTTCCAACCTATCTTTTACGAGATATGTTTCACATCCTATTATTGGCTTTAATCCATATTTTTCTGCAAGTTCATAAGTTTCTATGTATCTTCCACAATATCCATGCTCCACGCTTGATATTAATTTGTGCCCCAACTCAACTGCACGTTTGGCGTAATCCTCATTTGTAACAGTTGAATCTGCGGTTATTATGTTGGAGAAATAACTGTGGCGATGATAATTTTGATATGTCATATGTCCTCTTTACATGGCAATTGCACTAACAAATTTATTATTCATTAGTGCAATTATACCACAGTTTGTTTATTTTGTCAAGTAGCAATTTCTCCATTTAGATAGGGGCAGCTTGCCTTGACCCCGCATAATTGCTCACAAAAGAATTTATTTTTACCAGCATAATCCGCTGGTGGAAATTCTTCTGCAAATTTGATATTTAGAATACCATTATAAAACCAATTAACAACATCTCCAGCATCATCTTCATTATAATCAAATTCATCAAATTTATTAATCCTAACGAACCACAATCTTATCTTGTTGATTTTGTAGTCTCTATTATGATTGATAAAATAAGAATAAAGATACATCTGTTTATGATAATCAGCCATTTTCTTTTTATCTGGCTTACCATCTTTTGAAAATGGATTTGATGTTTTATAATCAATAAGTATGATATCGCCTGTTGATTTTTCTTTTACAACAAGGTCTGGTTTTATTACAAGTTTGATGTCATTATGCTCTGTATAAATGGTATCTTCTATGCTAATGATTTCATAATCGTTTCTATCTAAATCAAAAGTATCAAAAAATTCTAAACCATCAGCGTAATATCTGTCAGCAATTCCAGCAGGATACGGAGGCGATGGTGAGGTCACCATTAATGGATATTGTTTTTCATAGTATTGCGACAATTCCATAATTTCAAGTTCGCCTTTAAAGTATTTTTCAAGTACCTCGTGCATCAAAAGCCCAAAATCTGAAAACCAATTATGTCCACGCTCATTATAATCTAAATAAGTCAATTTAAACATTAGTGGGCAAGTTATAAAACTAGTGACACTACTATATGAAAATTTCATATTATCTAATGTCATACTAAAAACATTATCCATTTAACCTTCTTTCATAAAATCTGGTTGAGCAAACCTTTTGTCATATTCTTCAAGCCTTGGCGTGGGTGATTCATCTTTATTCCATTTATATCTTTTGAATAATTCTTCAGCGCAAGAAAAGAATCTGTAAGAAGCATAATCAAAAAACATTCTTACTTCTCCTATTTTGCCTGTATATCTATTTTTCATAATGTTTATAGCTACATCTTCTTTGAAGGGTTCTTTCCCCTTTACCCAACCCCCACCTCTTGCCTTTACTCCCTCTTTATCTTTTTCATCATATCTTTTTACTGATAATATATATTGAGCCAAGTTACCAAGAGAACCACTTCCAGCAATATCATCTCCTTCTATTTCTTGACCAGATGGTAATTTGCGTGGATGAGCTACTAAAATAATAAGCACATTATATAATAATGCAAGCCTATTAAGTTCTACCATTAAATTCTTTTGTTTTTCCAAGATATCATTACTATTGGCGCCTAAATCTATTGTCATAAGATTGTCTAATAACCATACTTTTACGCCATATCTTCGTGTGGCTGTTATTGCCATATTCAAAATATCTTCTAATTTATTGCTAGGTTGATCATAAATCCATGATCTTGCGTGATACCATTCTTTCATTATTTTTAGAGATGATTTGTCAACTACGTGAACAAAATCACCCTTCATTCTGATTTTTTCTCCACCAATCATGGTTAGTTCAAGCCAATTTCTAACTACTTTTTTACCAAGTTCGCCACTAAATATAAATACATCATGACCTTGGTTCAATGGTTCACAAATAAAACATTGGTTTAATAGTGTGGATTTACCAGAACCCTTCTTGCCAGTAACAAGAACAGTACTCCCAAAAAAGAATTTATAAATAGTTTTATCAACTGGTTTTAAACCAGTAAACAAGCCTTGTTCAGTTTCTATATCAAAATCTTCAACAGTTGATAAATCAGTTAAACCAATAACTGGCAATTCTTTAGCTGTATTTATTAAATCTAATACTTTTTGTTTGCCACAATGATATAGTATTTCATTGATATCTTTTACTTTTATTTCTTCGCCAGATTCTGTTAGTACTTGTTCTGGTGCATCAACATAAAATGTTCTCCAAGCGCCAAGTCTAGAACATACCTCTTTTCTCATTTTCATTCCAGCTTCATCGCTATCAGACCAAATTATAATCTTATCAAATAGTTCTAACCACTCCCAATTTTTTTCAATCCAACCATAATTATTTGCGCCAAGAGGAACACTAACAGTATTTTTATATCCAGATTCTATTGCAGAAAGACAATCACATTCACCCTCTGTGATCAATAAACCACCATTTGTGAAATCAATACGATTCATATTGTATAAAATTGGTGTTGTATCAGCACCAACTTGGCACCAGGTTTTATCTTCTTTTGGTTTCAACTTATGGGATGGGCGATATTTTACTAAAGTAAGAACATCATTTACATCATAAAAATTAAATACTATATTGCCATGTTTATCTTGTTGTACATCGAGGCTATCCAATGTCTCTTTTGATATTTTCCTTTTACCAAGATAATCTTCTACTAAACTTCTGTCATCAGACTTATCATAATTTGGGTATTTATATCCTCTTTGTGTTTTTACACCTTGCTCACCAAAAGAATATTTTTTATTTGTTATTTCAAATAATTTTTTTACTGCATTTATATATGTTAATTTCTCAAATTGGATATAGTGGTCTATAATACCATATCGCATTCCACAACCAAAACATTTAAATGCGTTATCTTTCCTAGACCAAACAAAACTTGGGCTATCTTCATCATGGAATGGGCACAAAGATTTTAAGTTTTCTTCATCCCATTCTTGTAATGCTAAATCCTTGGCAATAATCATTGCCCCTTCATCGCCAAGTTCGTTCTTAGCATCTATTATGAGGGTTTTATCAATAAGCATCTATGTCCTTTTTTAATAGTAGGAGGGCATTACTGCCCTCCTAAAAATTATGTTTTACTTACTAAAATGGCACATCATCTGATTCTTCTACGACAGGCGGGACATCCCTTGCATCTTCTTTTTCAGAAGGTTCATATTTCTTCCAGGCGAAGATAGTAATTTTTTCATTCTTTGGATATTGTTTTGTGCCATCTTTATCTACCCAAGAATCTCTATCAATTTTCCCAGAGACAATTACAATCTTATCCCCTTCTTTTAATTCATGTAAATCTTTATTGGCATTACCAACAAATCGGCACCAACTCCAACTACTATTATGCCAATTTTTTTCTTTATCTTTACTCGATGTACCAAGAGACACAACAGAAAATTTCTCTTGTTCTTCTTGAATTTTCCAGAAAGTTGCTAATTGCGGATATTTTTGTTCACCAATATTCCAAGCCATTATTCACTCACTTTCATATCTTTTACTTTATCCAATAGTTCACTCAATTTAGCTGGGTCTGAAATTTTATTAGTATTCCCAGAAGGTTCATATTCTTTTACAATAGCCATTAATTCTTCATTTTTGCTACCGCCTAAAGTTTTGCAAACTTCAACAACTTGTTTTTTCAAATCTTTCAAATCTTCTTCTGGCGTTTTAACAGTGACATTTCGTAAGGATGGCGTAAACCCTTCTCCACTACTAGCCCATTGGATAAGTTTAATTCCATGTTTTTCAGTTAGAAGCTGATCGCCCTCATGCTCAAAAAGATGTGTGTTATCTTTTTGCGGAGTAGCCAAACTTGTTTTTTGGTCAATTAAGAAGGTGGAAGTGAACTCATACTCAAATCCCTCCCTCTGCTTCGCACCAACTCCAAGTTTCTTTACAGTAGTTTTATTGTCAGATTTTTCCATTTCATATTGGTCTTTACCACGCATAGTTGCTATAATATGAATTGGGCTATCAGCAATAGATGCGATAAATTTATCGTGGCGTGGTGTAACTTTAGCCCATGCTTGATAAGTTCCTCCTGCTTGTTGTTGTAATTCTAAACAACCACCCTTGCCTTCCCATTCTGGTGAGGTGCTGTCTAACAACAAAATGGGATAACCTTCAGAAACTGCATACTCAATTAATTCAACAAACATTTCGGGATTGTACGGCGCTTCAACATCTGCAATATCATACTTAAATTCATTTGCATAATAGCGACCCCTAGCATGTTCAGTGTTTCCCATAAGAATTTTGCCGTTGCCAGCTTGTTTATTCTTTTTTAATTCCTCAAGCATACCAGTCGCCATACGCAAAGCTGAATATGTTTTGCCTCCACCAGAGGGTGCCATCAAAGCAATTTTAGTCCAAATTAGTTCTCGTTTTGCTTCTTGAATCTTAAATGCCATTTATTACTCCTTATATATTATATGTTTCAAACAATTCTTTTTGTGGTGCAAATTCACCAAAATATTTTTTCTCCGCTTTTAATCTGGCTACTATTGCATCTTCCATCGTTTCATGTCTTTCTATAAATATCATTTTTTTATTTTTTTGAAGTCTAGCCTCCCAAACTTTATCTATTTTATTATAATAAACTCCGATTACTCCTGATTTATTTTTTACATTGAGTTTTGTATTGAAATTATTTTCAGAATAAGTTACTGGTCTAATATTACTTTTTCTATTATCAACTTTATTATGATTTTCATGATCTACTATAAATTTATTCCCCATTATATTCTGCAATATTAATCTATGCATATATATTCTTTTTGATTTCCCGTTGTGGAAATCACGAGATGACATATATCCATTATGAATATTCCAATAATAATTTTTTATCAAATTATAATCATCTAAATCAAAATAAAAAATTATGCCATTATCAGTATAGCCTATTCCGAAATCTTGGCTTAAATCATATACGTTAAACTTTTTATTACCATTCATGTTTTCTTTCAAAATATAAAACAATATAACAAAACATCAACAAGATTATAAATCTTTAACTTATATTTTGATTACTCCTTTTCATTTGGATTTGCTAATAAATCTGGATAGGTTATTTGTTTTAAGACCATATCGCAGAAGAGTCGCCATTGTGGCAATTTATGATATTTTCTTTGCCATAAGATATTTTTTAATGATTTATAATTAGTAACCATAATTCGTCTTTGTAAAAATCCTTCTGGCAAATTATTTTTTACTTCTTCTAAATCCCCATCGTCAATTATTTCATTCAATCTGCCAAGTATGGTTTCATCAATTGGTTCTTCAAAATCAGATTGTTCTAAATGTCTTTTTGTAATTGTATACATTGTTGATTCACTCAACCATGAATTACCACATCTATAAGTTGAAATCTGTTGCCATAGGTAACGTGGAGCAGTTATATCAATCCACACAACCATAAACTCTAAGAATTTGTTATGCCCACCATCTTTAGGCGCTAGATGTTTACACACACTAATCATATTTCCTGGCGGTTGATTTCTGCTTAATGACGTACCAAGTAGTGCTTCTTCGTAACCTGCTTCTTTTAATATTTTTACCAACATCCTATTAAATGATTTATCCTTTCTTTCCATTCTTCTCTATTTGTATTTGTTTTAGCATGGCAACGGTTACATAATAAAACAAGATTATCAATATAATTATTTTCTTTATCATAATCTATGTGATGCACAGATGAAGCTGGATTACCACAAATCAAACATTCTCCGTTATGTATTTTTATAATATCTTTTCTAATTTTATAAAAAATTGAAGGATAACTATATCTTTGTTTTATGTTTCCCTTATATTTTGGATGATTTTCGCCCTTATTTCTTACATTAGAAAGCCAATAAGATGAGCAATCCCTTGAACAAAATCTTTGTCTATCATATTTTATTATAAATTTTATTCCACAGTTATCGCATTCTTTTTCTTTATTTATAGGCTTAGGTCTAATTGTTCTATATCTACGTTGACAATCTTTACCACAGAATATTCTTTTTCTTGACGGGGAATCAAAAAATATTTTTTTACAATAAAAACATTCAAAACTTATTTTCTTCGTGTCAGATATTCTGCATAAGTTAGAACAATATTTTCTTTCCTTGCTTGCATGATGTTCTCTACCTAAGTTATATGTTTTTCCACAAAATACACAAATACTTGTATGATGTCTGGATTCATCATAACATTTTCTAGAACAGTATTTCCCGCCTCTTAATCTCACTTGACTTGGAGGAGTTTTGAAATCTTTGCCGCAATTTTCACATTTTCTATCCATATCTCCTCCTTTAAAAAGTCAATAAAACGAAGATTTTATCTGGTTTTAAATTCTATCGCTTTATAATTGCCATTATAACCATTACCAAATATTACAATAGCTAATGGCTGTGGTAATCCATGAATACATCCTTCAAATTTTGGTCTGCCTTTAATAAACCTAATTTCGCCTCTCATACAGTATTCATGCCACCATGCATTATTTGTTCTGGCAGGAATCAAACATACAACTACGCTTTTATTTTTTATGGATTCATTATATGCTTTGATTATCCATTTTTTCATATCTTTATATGGAGGATTCATCCAACAAATTCCAACCCAATCTTTTGTTAATGAATCATCTTCTACTGAAAAATATGTTTCTACCTTTTTATTATTTGAATCTGCACATACATCTAATGTAAAATGAAATTCATCATTAAGAACATTGAATAATTCAATTGGTGTAGCATATTCTTGGTTCTTACTTTCAAATCTATTTTTATCGAAATCTGCCATTTATCTCCTTAAACCTAATAAAAGATGCATTTTATCGTGATTTTGTTTCGTTATTTTCCATGCAAGCCACAGCCAATGCCGCAATTTTTCTGATTGATTCTAGGGCATCGTCATTTAATAGCCAGTAGGTTTGACCTTTTGCTTTACTTAGATGGTAATCCATATAAAGTAACCATTCTGCTACAGATGTTTCAGAATCACTTTTTGGTCTTGGTGGTTTACTATTTTGATAATCTCTTTCACTATCAATTAATTGATAAACTTGTTTGCGTTCCATGTTTTCCTCTAATCTTAAACCAAATAAAATATGTATTTTATTAGATATATTTCTTGTGTTTTATTACGGTATTTACAACCTCTACAAGTTGCACATTATCATATTGATTGAAATATTCTGAGAATAATTTTTCTGCATCTCCTTTAGTTTCAACATCTGGTATGCAACCTTTATATTGATAATTTTTATTCCAATAAAGAATCATGTACGAATTTTTATATTCAGTTTCCATTTTTCTCCAATGAATCTAATGCTTGTTGTCTTCCAAGATTATATGCTGCCACAATTACCATTTTAGTATTATTGATATCAACTTCTTCGCCATACAATGTTGCTTCATACTTAGATTCTTTTGGCGCTATTTGATCCATAATATAATTGTAGCTATTTTGAATCATTGTATTGGTTGTGTTTGGATTATCAACCCATTCTAAAGTTACTTTCAAAACTTTTTTTGTATCTGGGAAAACTATGGTTGGTGTATCTTTGAAATCCTCTTGGTACATCCAGCATTCATATTTAGAACTGCCTGGTGCAAGTATTGAATTTGAAAGAACCAATGCTTTTGCTAAATCGCCCCTATTATCACAAAATACAGCATTACTTGTTGCCAGACAATCAAAATCATCATTTACTAAACAAACAATATTCCCTTCAATAAAACTTTTCATTTTACATTCCCTATCCTCTTAATATGCAATGTGATAAAACTAATTTTATTAGGGTGATTATATCATCTTTTCTATTATGATATACACAACCTTCAAATCCTTTGTCCGTACCATCTAATAAACTTTCAAATCCTTTATAATCATATTTATAAATATCTTTTTCTGGTTGATCACCAGTATTCCAAATTGCAAATTGCCCTATTGTAGCTTTCTTTGATTCTACTCCATGTGGTATTACATCAATTGTTACTCTTATCATAAAATCTCCTTAAATGAATTTAGCCCATACATACGATGCATGAGCTATAATTTTGTTTTATTACCTTTCTTTTTGGAATAGTTTTGATTCATATTGGTCTCTCTTTAGATGATAAAAGGATTATTTTATTGTGTTTTTAGGTCTTCGATAGTGGACTTGAACCACCATGTAACCATTACCCTTTCTGCACCTTATAAGAGTGAGGGGATAATCGAAGATAAGGAGCAGAATGCCAAGACTTGCACTGGCTACTAGACTTTACAAGGGTCTTATTTTACTAGTTAAACTAATTCTGCACTTTTTATTTTATAATATTTTTATATATATGCTTCCATACATCACCAGCTATAATACGATAAATATATCTCCTGCCTACGGGATATTTTTTTACCATATCTTTTACTTTTTCATTTTCGAAATAGTACCCATTTAAAATCTGAATAATGTCTTTTTCAGATAATTTACTTTGACCATGCTTTTCACCTTTTGCTATTGATTCTGGGTGCAAATAAGTTCCATGCCTATCTCCTTTTGCTGCCCTCCCTTTGTCTGCCATATCCTTACTATTATCTGCTTTTGTTCCTAAAAATAAATGTTCTGGGTTGATACATTTTCTATTATCACATTTATGGCAAACACATATATCACTGGGTATATCACCATTGTATAAAGCATATGATATTCTATGAGAATCAACAAGTTTGCGCTCATATCTCAAACATCCATATCCAGTTTTTCTAAAAGCAGCATTCCAATTCCAACATCCAGTAACTTCATCAATTAAATATTTGCTTGCTATCCTTTGCAAAACTTCTTCTTTGTTTTTAATTGTAAACATTTTAATCCCTTGTAGCCTTGATAAAATTAGAAAGAGAAGTGCAAGGCTCACTTGTCACCTGATTCATGAGGTCAGGCTATCTCTTTCTATTTGTGAGCGCAGTTGAATTCGAATCAACACTTGCATACTTTTTGAAAGTATTCCGTCATACCAATTGCGTATGCGCTCGTAGTCTCGCCAATCGGAGTTGCGCCGATACCTCTACTTCTTCAGAGTAGCATACAAACTACCTATACCATAGCGAGAAAAAGAGCACCAGCCAAGCCTTGAACTTGGATATTTGACTTACGAGGTCAAAGTATTAGCCATTTATACGACTAGTGCGTAGTATCTCGTATGGGTTTTGAACCCATGTAATCAACTTGAGGGGCTGATATCCTTTCCGCTAGATGAACGAGATATAATGAATGATAATATACGACTCATAAAGAGCCAGGGGGTGGTATATTACCATTCAAGGTGCTTCCGAGAGGATTTAAACCTCCAGTTTAACAGTATCTAAAGCTGTTGCGTCTATCTAGTTGCGCCACGGAAGCGGAGAGCAGGTAGGGGGAATCAAACCCCCATCTTAACTTTGGAAGCGTTTTATAATATCGTTATACCATACCTGCGGAGGTCAAGGGAAGAGTCAAACTTCCATAAATGCTTTACCAAAGCATTGTAATATTCGTTATACGACAAGACCATAGTGCTTTTGAAGGAAATTGAATCCTCAACCTTCACTTTAAGAGAGTGTTGCTCTACCAATTGAGCTACAAA